TGTACCAGCTTATTGCTCTCGGCACAATTATCGTTGTGGGCGAGGATTTGTAGGTTCCACGGAACGTGTAGCCCGCATACTTCTTCCGAGCGAAGGGGTACGATATGGTCCACAACGTACTTCACCCCCGTAGTTTTGGTCAGGCGGCGAGCGGTAAGGTACATCTCCCGGATTTGCTGTTTGTGCTCAGCGGTTAGCCATTTCGGCGTAGCGTGGCGCGCGCGACGTTTACGTGCGTTAGAGGACGCCTGTGTGTACTCTGGGTTTGCCTTCTTCCAGCGGCGACGGTATTCCCGCTGATCCTCCGCAGGGCGATTACGTGCGCGCGCTTTGGTCAGCTCCGTATTTCGTTCGTAGTAGCGGCGGCCTGCGGCTTTAGCTGCTTCGGATTTAGGCTTCAGGGCACGCTTCGCATTATCAGCGGTCCAATCTTCCTTCAGGCACTCAACGCAGGCACCTTTCGTCTTCCGCAGGGCAACATGCCCACGAGAGCAAGGCTCCCCGGTAAAATAATGTGTTGCCCCAAGGGCCTTGGCCTCTTTGCGGGTTTTTGGATACTCCATACCAACCTCCATGGTTTTGATACGGGTAACATAGGAGCTTATTAGTGCGGAGCCAAGGAAAAAAGAAAAGGCCCGCCGAAGCGGGCCTTAACTAATTGATTTTGCTGGATTTTATCAGGCGCCAGCCGAACCGTAGATGCCGAGGGGATCACTTACGCCAAAAGAATAACGCTCGCGCGCTTTGTAGCGAACGTTGCCGGTGTCAAAATCTCCGTCCATTCCGGTGGTCATCGCGGTACGGACGAAGTGCTTCATGCCGTTCGGGATGTCAGTGGTCAGGAACCATGCGTCGTTATCGGTCAGGTAGTGGTTGACGCGATAACCTTCAGGGATCGACCCGTTGGTCTTCAGCGCGTTGATGTCGTTGTCAGCAGTGCCGACGCGGAGATCAGTTTGCAGAAGGCGAGTCGCAACGAACATCAGCGCCGGCGGAATAATCAGCTTGCGCGGACGGGCTGCAATGAGCAGACCACGCTCGTCGGTGTAGCCTGCGATATCAATCACAGCCTGCTCCAGCGAGGTTTCGTTGAGGTCAACAGCGACAGCCGGCATGTTGGCGTTTACGCCACCAGCAACGGTCGGGTGCGAAGCCGAGAACAGGTAGACACCATCGCCCGATTTGAACGAGGTGAAACCGGTGTTCAGCAGAGCAGCTGCTTTAACCTGCTTGGTGTACGCCATCGCACGAGCAAGTGCTTTGGTGTAGCGAGCAGACAGCGAGTCGTACAGGTTGTCTTCCATCGCTTCTTCAGTGATGGAGAAGCCCATAGCGACGGTCTCGTGGACGTAACGAGCAGTAAATGCTTCCTGCGCGTTGTCGTACGAGATCGCTGCACCTTCCGCTTTGGTCGGGGCAGCACCGAAGCCAGACAGCTTCTGTTCTTCCTCGAACGAGCGTTCGGAGTTCTCGGTTTCATAAATCTCTGCGTGCTCGTCTTCGTACTTTTTGTACTCAAGACCAAACAGAGCGTTAAGGCCGGGGAGGAGCTCTTTAAGAGCCTGTGCGCGTGAAATAGCCATCGTTCAGCCCTCCTTACAGGCCAACAGCGTTGGTGAAGCTGTGAGCGCCCGGGTTGAACTTAACCAGCACATCTGGGTAAGCGTCAGACGGGTCGGACACATGAGCTACAATACGGAACGCTTTTGCGGTGGTTGCCACAGTTGCGTCCAGTGCCGAGGTCGAGTTGCCGGTCGCGGTGTTACCAGTCGAAGTGGACTGGACAGCAGCGAAGGTGGTGTTCGTACCGATGATGGTCTGAGCACCCGAACCATCCAGCTGTGCTTGGAACAGCACGTTCGGATCGTCCACAACATAGGCCTTGATTGCAGTGCCGGCCGGAGCTGCGGTGCCCGACGGGTAGTACTGCGAGTGAATCAGTTGGCCTTGAGCGTTGACGTATTCACAGCCCATGAACACACCAATAGCGCCTACACCCGAACCACCGAGGTTGTTCGTGGTAAGGTCAGCACCAGAAGCGGTTGCGAGGGCGATGTAGCCATCAGCGCCAATGATTACGACTTGACCGTTGAAGATATTCGTAGCTTCGCCAGCCGGGTCGATGAGGTACTGGGACATTGCCCCAGCGTACGGAAGGCCGTCAGCGCGCTTTACCGGCTTCAGACCATAGGGAGCGGCAGTGTTTGCCATGACTCATCCTCCAGTTCCAGTTAAGGGTGGAAAAGGGTTAACCTTTCCCAAACGTAGTGCGGGTCGAACGCTCCGGCGCAAGGACGGGCATCCGAGAATCGGACTCACGCATGTAGTTACGGTCCACGGCGTCAAGCTGAGACACAGCCTGATTTTCTTGGAACGCGACACGTTGCGTTGCCACTTCTGCCGGAATACTGCACAGGAGCAGGCCTCCGACTTCGATATTTTCCGGAAAACGCGAGTCCACATCGGACATGATCTTCAATTCCGGAAATTCGGTAGCTTTGACAGGTACGTAGCCTTCGCGGAATCGGCGCGAGACGTTGGTCATGTCGGCATTACCGAGCGATGAAGTGCGAACCCAGCGGAAGTGAAGTCCATCACGCGGTTCGGGGGTCGGGAGCATACCTTGGGGCCGGTAGGCCGCCGGGCGAGCCTCAACTTCACGAGTTTCGGTCGAACGGGGGGTACGGTCAGCCATTTTTCTGCTCCTTGATGAGTTGCGCCGCATATTGTTCAGGCGTGAGACCCAACTTCTTGGCGAGAGAAACTTGGGTAGCCGTCAACGTAACTTTGCGTGGTGAAGGTGCCGAGCTACGCCCGCCGGGAGCCACCACGGAACTCGGTTTGCGCGCCGGCGTTGACTCCTTTGGCGCTTCAAACTTATCCGGAAAACGCTGACGAACAGCGCTATCAATAGCAGTATAGTACTCATCGCTATCTGGTGCAACACCTTGGCGAATAATGCGCTCGTGTACACCAAATGCGAGGGCCGTCATCTCCTCGTCTTTACCAAACCAAGAGTTTTCTTCCGCCCACATACGCGCCTTAGTCGATACCTCGGGTGGGCGTTTCGGTTGTTGCGGTTGTTGTGCCTGCGGTTGTGGAGCGGGCTGTGGAGCCGGGCGATAGGTAGAAAGACGCGATTCCTCGGCCTTTAGGCCCGCCAGCTCGGCGTTTGCGGCAATGAACGCATCGGTATCACCTGCCTCGTAGGCCATCTTCATCTTTGCCTGAGTCTGCTCAAGCTGCGATTTCAGGCGAGCCTGCGCCTGTGACATAAGCGCAGCGTCACCGTCTTGTAGCCGTTTCTGCATGGCATCGAGCTGCTGTTTCTGCGACTGCGCGAACGCGATCGCTTCATCACGGAGGCGCTGCGCTTCTTCTGCGCGGCGGCGTTCCTCGTGGAACTCGAACTTCAGTTTGCTGATACGCTTTTTGACGCTTTCGGAGTAATTCTCAACTTCCTCGTCAGTCGGAATCTCCGGCTCAGCACCTTCGGCGCGGCGCGGACGGCCTTTGTCTTCTTCAGGCGTATCATCTACGACTTCGATTTCGAGTTCCTCGATGCCGTCGAGTTCGACTTCAGTGTTTTCGTCAGTCATTATTTGTCCTCCGGTGCCGGCTTGGTTGCAGCTTTCACCGCCCACATAGCCGCACTTTCAATTTCGGTTTGGGCAAGGGCCTTGAGGCGACGAACCTCGTTATACTTCGCCTCATTTGCGATCAGTGCCTCGGGGATTTCCTCCACCAAGTCAATCAGACCAGCGGCTGCGCGCTTGATCTTGCCAACCATGTCATCGTTGCTGGGATTGAACGTGATCCCTACGCGGTATTCGCCTTTAGTCATTTACGACCTCCCAGTCTTCGGACAGCATGTCCGTTTGCGATGCGATCCACGGCACGCGAGCGCCGGGGGTGTTCTGAGCGTTTTCAGGGTAGTTCAGGTAGATGTACGGAAGCGTCATCTTGGAGAACAGGTCAGGCATCTGAAGCTCAAGCCACATGCCTTTGCCATTCCAACCCTTGCGGGCTACCTTCTCTCCGTCTTTCAGGGCACGGAGTGCCTCGCCGAAGTCCATCATGCGCGGCTATACCCCCGTGGGTCTTCGACGACGGCCTCGACCGTATCGTCGTTAATGAGACGGAACTCTTTGCCGGCCACCTTGAAGCGGGTGCCAGAATAAGAGCGGAAAATGATGAAGTCGCCTTCTTCGCACCATGCGCCTGACGGGAATTTCTTCTCGTCCTTGTACGCATCGGGGCCCATGGCGATAACGTAGCCGATGATTGACGCGGTTTCTTCCGCGCCACGGCGTTCGTCTGGGATATACACGCCCCCTGCGGTCTTGGTGTCCATCTCAGGAAGCGCGATCAAGAGCTTGTAGCCCTTGGGATCAGGTAATTTTGCCTTTAGACCATCGTCTAGTGCAGCCGTTTCAGCTGTGTACTGCATGTGCAGCCTCTCCTTGCAGCGTTTAAGGTACGCAGTGACCTAGCACGGGACCATCCCGCGATTCTTGGCGCAGTTTCCTGCGTTATTCTTCCATCATGCGGCGTTCGAGATCGGCGATCTCCGCCAGCATCATATCAAGTGCTTGAATGGCGCCGACCGCACGCGAATAATCTGTGAAGTCCTTAACCCCTCCGGAAGCGAGCAGGTCCGTGAGGTCCTGCTTCTGCTCGGTGGCTACGGACTTCAACTTGAACAGTGGGTCGATCATTCGGATTTACCTTTCGGTTGCGCCTTTGGCGTGGCGAGCGTCTTTGCAATGTCGATGCCCATCCGGACACCTTCGTTCTTGTCTTGGCGGGACGCCTCCACGAGATCGCCCGCGACACGGACGCCGAGGCGTGCCCCTTCGCGTTTGTTCTCGGCCTGAATACGCTCGCGTTGCAACATGGCGTTGTCCATGGCCTTGAGCTGCTCCAATTCGAGCTTCTTGGCCTTGAGCTCGGCGTCGGCCTTGGCCTCGAACTCCTTGATCTGGAGCTCTTTCAGCTGAATCTGGGTCAGCGGGTCCTTAGCAGCTTCTTGTGCGGCCTTCTGGGCAGCCTCTGCTTGGTTCTGCTGGAGGAGTTTCCCGGCAGCTTGAGCCGTGAGGCGAGACAGCTCCAATTCGATATCTTCCGGCAACGGTTCGTCGTCAGCCGGTAGCGGGACACCGAGTTGCTGTTCAAGCTGCTTGCGGTAAGCCATCGCAACGTGCTCCGTAATGTGAGCCGCCATCGCGTTTTTGATAGCACCTGCGAACGGAGACTGACCGACGATCTGGAGCAGTTTCGGGTCTTGGGCTGCCGCCATGTGGACCGCAATGTGTGCTTCGTGGTCTTGGTACAGGAACGCTTTGACCGGCTCCTGTTTGAGAATTGCCATATTCTCGGCAACTGGGTCTTTCGGTTTGATCTCGTCCGGCAGCTTGATGATATCGTCCGCATCTTGGATACCTAGCACCTCCAGCATCTGGCGGTGCAGTTTACCCATGTCGTATAGCTGCGGAGCCTGCTGCGAGAGCTGCAAGGCCGCCTGATACTGCATGATGCGCTGCGCCGCGGTCGCTGCGTTCGGGTCGGAAACGGGGATAATATCGACGCCCGCGTCAAAATCGGCGGAACGATCGAAGTCCTCCATATCCGAGTAATCGTAGCGGGGGCCCATGAAGTCACGAATGACCCGGGCCAACAGGCGCAGCTCCTGACGCATAGCAGCATGAAGCCGGTGCTGGATGCCGGACAACACCTTCATATTGCGCTCGAGGAGCGCCAGAGTGGTGCCAACCGGTGCCTGCGAGTTCATATCACCCGCTTGAAGGTCCGCCATAGAGGAGATACGGCGGCCTTCCGACACAATATCGCCAAGCAAGCTGTGAAGAACTTGGCTCGGCTCTTTATATGGCATCGGGAACAGTGAGTCGCGGAGCGTACCGCCAACCACGTCCACATCACGCCATTCACCCGGGCGCAGAGGCGTGGAATCGCCTTTGACTCGGAGTGCCCGCGACTTCAACCCTGCTGGGAGGTTTGACAGGGTGCCAGCGTCGATGAGCTGGCGGAGGATAGAAGTCGCGGACTTCGTAAGCCCGCCGATCAAGTGCGTCAGGCCAGTCCCGTAGAAGCCCATCCCCGGCAGATAGGGGTAGTGAGCGAAGTGCATACGCTTGGTTTTTGTCTCGTCGTCCTCATACCAGTTGCGGTAGATCGACAAGACCTGACGCGATGACAGGTCGATCGTGACCACGTAGGGGCGGTCAATCCCATCCTCATCCTCGAACGGGTCCGGCATAGCCAGATCAACGTGCATCTCGAGAAGTGTGTGACGTTCTTCCTGCTCTGAGGGGATCGCTACGCCGGTAATGTCGGAGTAAGCCTCCTCAATGTCGCTCGTCTCGCGCATCGGGGCCGGCAGGTCAATGCTGCGATACAGCCCGCCAACCTGAAGTTTGCGGATTTCGTTCGGCGTCCGCTTCATAACGTGCGTGTAGCGCGGGCAATCTTCGAGGCTCGACGCCCCGTAGGACACCACAAAATCTTCGGCCTGCACAAACACGGCCCGCGGACGGTCCATGGACGGATCGTAATACACCTTCTTGAACGCGGAGCCTGCCAGCGGCAGCTTGAACAGGAGCTGTTCTGTCTCCTCGCGGTACGCGGGGATGCGCTCGGTGATCTGGTAGTTAAGCTCGGACTCGACGCGCTGAGCGCGCTCGTACTTCTCACGGGTCATCTTACCCATGATTTTTGTCTTGGCTGGGCCTGCGGCGGGCATCAGTTCGCCCATAGCCTGCGCTTGGAAGCGGACAACTGATTCGGATAGCATCGGGTGGAACACACCAGACGCACCGTCCCACGGCTCTTGGCGGTCCTCAATCTTCATGCCAAGTAGTTCAAGGCCCTTGATGTAGGCCTCCGCCCAGTCCTTGCGGCTGCGGCGGTCCATCTCGAACCCGTCAATCAACTCTGAGGCAAGGGACTCCAGCTCCCCGTCGTCGATGAACTCGGCAAGGTTCGCGTTGTGCTCCATCGCTTCCGGCGGAGCCACGTCGTCTTCGTCCCCAAACTCGACCGTGATCGAGCCGTCTTCCATCTCGATGATGATATTCTCGGGGTTCACGACCTCGATATCGACCTCCGGCATATCCTCTGTTGCGAGGATATTGGATGGTTCCATTGCTTTATCGACGGCCATTACATGCCTCCAGAGCGCAGTATTAAGGCGAGCAGGGGGTTAGCTTGTGCGGGAGACGTATCCTGCTGCGGTGTCTGTGATACCGGAGCTCCGCCCTTGGCCTGTGCGGCGTTTGCAAAGAACGGATTACCGCCGACGCTCTGTTGCGCCTGCGGCACCTGCGATGCTTGGGGGGCCATGCGCATGTTGTTGATCTGATTAGCAAACGCATAGTCTGGGCGAACCCGCTGATTCAACATAGCCCCAATATCTTGTGGTGCGGCGTTAAAATTAATAGGCATCGCTGGACGCTGCTGCATCATGGCGGCGCGTTGGTCGAACGCCTGCTGCATGGCTCCACGGTCCATCGGACCACGACCCTGCGGCGCACCCTGAGAGGCAGCGATAAGTGATGTTAAGTGATCCTGTACCGCCTTGGTAGCCTGCTGGCGAGTGTCGCCAATGCTCCCCTTAGCACTGTTGCCTGCTTTTAGCGAAAGCCCAATATTATTCTGAACGCCAGAGCCCATCTGGTGTCTCCTATAGCTCGTTTGCTGCACTATAACAGCAAAACCACTTTAATGGGAAGCATCAGTAATATGCCGCCCGTTTCGGTATGCCCTCGTACTCGTCATCCTGCTCGTCAGTGGGCAGCCGGATGAACCCGCCCTGACGAAACCGCATCAGCGCCATAACGGTGCTATCGACCAAGTCGTCATGGGACGCCACAGGGAAGGCTGCGATTTCTTCTACGAGCTCCTCGGCCCATCTGGTAGTGGGTACATACACTATGCCGGAGGCTACGATATCCGATACAGACTGTAGGCGGGCATACTTGTTCCCGGAGCCCCTGTGTGGCGTGTACTCCTGCACAATCACGCCCGTGCGCCGCAGCTCCTGATAGAGCGGCGTGCCCGAGCTTTTCTTTTCGATGATGAACGCGTCGGGCTGCCACTCCCGGTACTGCTCTATCGCCAGCTGTTTAAGCTCTGGGAACTCAAGGCGCCGGCGAATAGAGTTGAGCAGTATGAGGCAGTTCGTCCGCTCCTCCTCGTT